AGTGAGGGAGGGGAATACACCCCCGGGCCCCCTCAGAGATAATATTCTGCGTTCAACACGATAAAATTTCTCTTATTGTGTAACCTTAAATTAGGCTAGGAAACTGCTAAGCTTCCTAATCACCTTTAAGTAGTAGAATGTTATCTCTGATATGCCCGGGGGAGTTCCAGATAACCGTCTGGAAGAGGTATGCCGCATTTGTAGAGATCTTCTCCGCAGATGAAAAATCTAGGTACCCTCTGCTCCTTTCAAGGAACGGTCCAACTTTATACATATGATTAGCAATAAAAGAGACAATCAATTATTCAAAAGAATAAGGGACGCCTTTAATACTACTAATTTAGTATTGAGTTGGGGGGAGAAAACATTTGGATGAAATTCCAATTGTAATCTTCCCGGAAGTAATACAAGTCTGTTAGACCAGGTATGAGGTCCTTTCCTTAAGGCTAATACACCTGAGGCAGTCAGAATTAGTCTTTCACAGTGAAAAACTGTGAGAGTCTGAATTATGAAAGTCTTAGGGAGTTCGCCTGAGGAAAGAAAAGACCTCATGTCCTACCCCCCCAAGGGAGCACGGAAGTGGGTTATTAGTTTTGTTAAGAAATGACAGTCAGACATATCTTCGATTAATCGGAGAGCGTGAATGACTATTATGTTCTCAACAAGATCCATAACTCTTGAAGGACAACCTGATTACTTAACTATAACTCAGGACAGCAAAAAGCTGACACCCAGTTACGATAAGTATATCAAAAAGTTCTGAAAGAAATTAAGGGTCAATAACACTACTTCTGTTTCCAGAAGGGTTAGATGGTCCAATTGACATCTTACCTCTAAACAAGGTCCGAACGGACTAGCTTTGATGACTCTCGTCAAAGACTATGTGTCTTTACCAGAATCACTTAAAGCTAGTCTTTCGATCCTTGGTGGATCAAAGTTTGATAGGGCTATGAAAACTCTTAGCCTTATTATCCCTTGATTCACAGGGACAAGCATATCAACTGACAAAGGTCAAATCCGGAAGGTCTCCAACTTTGGTGACCTTGAAGGGAAAACAAGGGTGATTGCAGTATTAGACTACTTTTCTCAAAGTGTTCTAAAACCACTTCACTCTTGACTCTTTAAAATTTTAAAGAGAATTCCCCAGGATTTTACTTTTAACCAAGGAGGATTTAGAGAATATATCCAAGATTGGGAAGATTTCTATAGCTGTGATTTATCTGCAGCTACAGATCGCTTTCCAATCAAGGTCATATCTCAGGTCTTACTTGGTATCTTTCCTCAAACTTATGTAACCGCCTGAGAAGACATAATGGTAGGTTATCCTTTTAGGATTCCGGGTGATAGCTCTGTGAGTTATCAACGTGGAAACCCAATGGGAGCCTATTCATCATGGGCTTCATTCACACTTGCTCATCACTTTGTGATGTTCATGTGCTGTGAAGACCTCGGCATCAAATGACGTACTGCGAAGTATGCCATTCTTGGTGACGATGTTCTCATTGGTGACACAAGTTTATATCTTAAATACAGATCGTATTTAGATAACCTCGATATACCAGTCTCTGAACCAAAGACTCATGAGAGTAAACTCTTATTAGAATTTGCTAAGAGATGGGTATATAAGGGAGAAGAGATAACTCCTTTTCCGATTCCAGCTATGAGAGAAGCTAAAAACTATGCGTTCTTAACTTCTCTTCTTAGCCAAGAGTCAGAGAGGGGGTACCAGTGCGATATACCCTCATCTGTAAAACATTGATTTCAGAAAAAGGATGAATTTAGAAGGGAAAAATCAGGAAAAAAGAACTCTTATAAAAGAGATTCATTTTACACTGATTTAGCCACTCTAAGTCTCATCTCTGAGAACTTAATCAAAATGTTTCGGAAAAAACTTTCCTGAATAGATGGTTTCAAAATCATTTATACGGCTGTTCGAGGTGAACTCGAACCCCATATGGATGACAATTGAATCAACTGTTTTTGGGCTGTTTTACTACGAGACATGTGATTAAAGTCTTCAGATACCCACATGATAGGTCAAATTAAATATCATGAGAGTCAGTCCATAGGATCTGATCCCCATCTTATTTGAAATAATCTAATGCGTGAGCACTTCTTTGAAATCGATGAATTAACTGATGACGGGATCTTGGATGTCAAATTGGTACCTTGAGTTGATCTCGCAGGTCAATTGACAGCTACCAGCGATGACTCATATTATACTATTGTTCAACTACTCAAAGGAAACTTATCCCAATTAGAGGGATGAGAAGCCGTAAGGCGACTCGTCCTCCCTGATTTAGGAACGGTTTTCCGAGAGCGGAAGTACAATGTTATAAGAGTTCTCGCCGGTAAGTTTTCAAGAGATCTACGAAATATACTCAAGGGAGATAAGAAATTGACTATGTTAACTTCTCAGGCCGGAATGATGAACTTCGAGAAATCGGAGAGATTCAAACCAGGTTCTGGAAGAGAACTAGTTGACCCCTTATCACCACATATCCTTTCTGACACTTGAGGGGGAGTATTTGAGTCCGAGGACAAAAAATAAAGTCTATGGACTTGGAATACTTCCCGGGGATGACCCAAAAATCATCCCCCCTTCACGGCAAATCATTTTTATTATAGCCA